TGACTTACTCCTTTACGTACTTGGCATACTCTTCAAGAGGTACACCCAGTTTCTTTGCAATAGCAACCTGACTCGGCGATAACCGGACAGTTCGGCGCGCACTATTTATTCCGGAACTCCGGGATGCAGGGGCAACAGCAGGCGCGGAACGCTGTTGTCTGGTCTGGGAACTAGGTGATTGCTCACCCGCAAACTTCTTCGGAAACTCGTTCCGAAGGCGTTGATCCAATTCAGTATAGTACTCATCTGAAGCAGGGTCAACACCCTCCTTTTCAATGAGTTCTTGGTGGATACCCCACGCAGCGTAAGTTAGCATGCGGTCCTGGCCAAACCAGGCGTTACGCGAAGCCCAGTCCTCGGCACGAGGATCGGGTGCCGCACGTTGCTGTTGCTGTTGGGCGGGTTGATACTGTTGCTGGGGCGCAGGGTTGCGCACAGCGTGTTCTTGCTGCTGCAGCCAACCAGAAACCTGACCCTTTTCCTGAAGCAGGCCAGTCAGGCGCTCTTGGGCTTCCATCTCAGTGTCAAGGTCGCCCTCTTCACGCGCTTTTTGGATGATCTGGCGCAGGGAGGATTGTTGGGATTCCAGGCGAGATTTAGCTTCGCTCAAACGGCTGTAATCCGTGTGCACCAGCTTTTGTTGGAGCTGGTGGGTCTGCGATTGCAGGCCCTTGGCATACTCAACAGCAGCTTGCTCGCGGCGCTCGGCCTCGCGCATCTTGGCAGTCAGCTTGGCAATGCGCTTTTGCACTGCGTCGTTGACCGAGCCCAGCTCATCTGAGTGCGTAGGGGCTTCTTTTTGTTCAGGGCGCTCTTGCTCTACCTCCAGCTTGCCCTCTTCTTGGTTGCCGTCGGCGTCGTTGTCAAACGTCACCGTAGCGGCTTTTTCGTCTTCTCCAAGATTAAATTCTAGCTGTTCGTTGTCCATTACAGTTGCCATAATTTGCCTTATAGGTGAACGATATCTTCAGGATTCTGGATTAATGCCAGGACTTCGTCATCGTTGATGATTCGGATTTCACCTTCGTCGATCGGCAGGCGCGCGCCCGAGTATCGACCAAAGACAATCCAATCACCTTTCTTGCACCACGGCCCGGTAGGAAATTTAACCTCATCGGCGTAAGCAAGTGGGCCAACAGACAGCACATAGCCGCAAACCGTTGCCGATTGCTCTCGCAAACGGGTTTGGTCTGACAGTACGATGCCACCTTTGGTTTTTTCTGCCCCTCGATAGGGCAGGATGACGATCCGCCAGCCCGTAGGGGCAGGGATCCGGTCCATTACCTTTTGTTCGATCTTTTGAACATCGAGGCTGCCCTCTTTGTCGTAAGCGTCGTCCAGGGAAGGCACGTGGGCAGCAGCTTCGTCCGCCCACTTTTTCTCCAGCGCAGTCATTTCCATGAGAACTCCTTTATTGGTCTTGGTTTTTGCTGAGAAGATGCTGTATTTCCATCTCAACAAACTTGTAGCCCTCAAGGCGTCCCATCAGGAACTTGTACTGCTCCATATCTTTCACGTTGCCGCTTGTCAAGATCTCTTCCGTCTGGCGACGAAGTCCCTTAACAGCAATCAACGTTCTTTCGGCAAATTCAAGCATGGATTATTCCAATGAAGCAGACAGATGGGACCCCTGTCCGTGGGCTTGCGTGCATTATGCACTTATTTGTTACGTAATCAACACCTTATTGAACGCATCTTTGCGATAAACATACGTTTTCTTAGGTTTGTCGGCTGGGGTTGCCACCTTTTTGGGCCCGGGTAATCGCTTGGAGGCGGGCGTTTTGGGCGTTTTGGTTGGCTTGGCTTGCATCTTTGACTCCTTGCTGCTGCAGTTTTTGGGCATCCAGGGATAGCTTGGCCTGGTCCAGTGCAAGGTCGCCCTGCACACGCATGCCGTCCAGTTGGATGCGTGCTTTTTCGTTTTGGTCCTTGGCCTGATCGGCAGCGGCCTTGGCCTGGATTTCCTGCTCCTTGACCTTGACCAATGGATCTTCCGGTGGAGGACCTTCCAGCTGCGTCTGCATTTGCTTGGCCTCTTGGTAGAACTCGGTGCTCTTGATAGCGATCATCGCCTCGCGCTGCAGGGCAGACACGATCTTGTCCGGGTCTGTGCCGTACTGCTGGAACAACTCTGCCTCGGTAGCCTCTTCCGCCTTGAGGCGAATGTGCTCGAAGATGTGCTTTTGCAGGTTGACAGCGACCTGAGGCATGCTTGCCAGCATGGGTGACATGCCAAACATCAGGTGCGACATGATGTGGGCGTCGTGCTGCTGGCCAGCAAAGGCCTTGAGCGGCGAACCGTCCAATGCCTGCGAGTTTTCGCTGGCAGGGTCCTTTGGCTTGTCCACGTTCTGCGTGTTCAGGATGCCGTCAATATCCCGCACCCCGATGGCTTCGTACATGCGGCGGTAGGCCTCATACATGTTGTGCATCTGGGGGTTGCTCTGCGCCAGTTGCAGCTGGGTCTGCGCCATGGTGATGCGCTGAGCAACAGAGAAAATGTTGGGGTCAGAAACAGGCAGTACGTCGATGCGGTCATCGAAGTCCTTGCGCTTGACGGTGCGGCTCTCGCCGGGTACGTCGTAGGGGTACTCGTCAGGCAGGTTCTCGGAGAAGCCCTTGGCCAACAGAGAGAACTCGATCTTCTGCGCATAGTGCAAGCGCTTGTGGATCGCGGACATGACCTGCCCGCCCTTTTCCAGCAACGCGATCGTTGTGCCCACAGCAGCGTTTTGGTTGCTGTCGCCCACCTGCATGTCGGTAACACTGGCCAAGCGGCGACCCGCATCGGCACAAAAACCAAGCAGCGCGAACAGAGTCTGGCTTGGCTCCTTGTAGGGCAGCGGCATCAGCGTCTGAGTCAACTCCACACCACCTGCGTCAATGTCGCGGAACTCGCCTGGCTGCAGCGGCACATCGTCGTTCATGATGCGTTGACCAGAGTGCCTGCGTCGATCAGTTGGCGCAGTGCGGAAGTGGCGGATTGGCTGAGGCCGCCCACCAAATGCAAGAAGCCCAAGCCATACGCGCCCAGGCCTTGCACGAGGGTGTAGTGCACGTAGTACTGCTTGCGGCGGTACAGTTCGTCGCCTTCCTTCCAGTTGCGGCGCACGCCCACTGTGGAGCCAGAGGTTCTGTCCACAGTGATGATGTAGGGCAGTCGAATGCCTGTGGGCTCGCCATCATCATTGGTGTGCTCGAAGCCCTGCAAATCCCAATCGACTTGGAACTCCAGCAGTTCCATTTCCTCGTCATCAGCGTTGGGGCTGATCTTGGTGACGCGGTCGGTTTCTTTCTGGATGATGTTGTTGCCAACGTCAGCAGTGCTGCGCTCTTGCGCGGTGTCCAGGTACTGGCCACGCAGCACGGCTTTGTTGTAGTCATTCACCGTCATCGGCACGACGTGCGTGATGCGAGGGCACTCGCTCATGACGCTCGAACCGTTGTAGGGGATGTACAGATTGTCAGGCAGGATCAGCTTGCTGACCATGCGGCCCTTGTCCTCGTCGTAATACACTTTCTTGAACGCAGAGCCGCCGTAGCCCACGTAGAACAAGAGCTGATCAAAGTCAGGCGTGTACTCTTCCATCACCGTGGTGATTTGGTAGTTCATGAAGTCGCGCACGCGATCGGCTTGCATCAACTTCTCGCGTGTTTCCTTGCCCAGCACTTGTGTGCGCACAGGACCGCCTGCAGGCAGCAATTCCTTGAGCGCCTGCGCCTGGAACTGCACGATCGCCTCAGTCAGCAATGGATGGGTGGCCGCGGCTGCGCCTTTGAACGGCTTGGTGCGCTCATCAAACGTAAAGCCCAAGAGTTTGAGGCCCTTGCCGTACTGCTCTTCCCAATCCTTGCGCGAAGACTGGTCTGCTTCAAACAGGGGCATGAGCTCTGAGCTGATCTGCTGCAAGACGCCCGGATCGAGGACCTCGGCAAGGTTGGCATCGAACGGAACCTCGTCATCCTCTTCGCCCAGCGCTACCTCAACGCCACCTTCGGGGTCAAAGGTGATTTCGATGTCGGGCAGATCCTCTGTTACGACATCCTCAACTTCAACATCCATATTGCCCGCAGGCAGGTCGTTGTTTTTCTCGATTGGCATCTTTGTTCCTTACAGGTATTTGCGGTGATCAGCCGTCTGGCGCTCGACAGCGCCGCCATCAGCAAAGCCCATCAGCTTTTTAAGTTTATCTGTTACGCCGGGCTCAGGTTGACGAGTATATGGGGGCAGGTCGCGCGGGTCCAGTCGAGTCTGCCGTAGACCAGTGATTGCGTTGTACGCTTCGCGGACCGCGGGGGACTTGAACAGGGTTTTGCGCAGCTCCGGGTCCTTAGTCAAGTCTACTTTGTGGATCTGCTCCAACGCGGACAGTTCAGCCAGCTGCTCATACAGCAGGTTCCTGGCCCGCGAGCCTTGGAAATTCGCCATCTCCTTGGAGAAGTAGCCGGAATCCATTCCGTACTTCTTCTGCAAATAAGGGGCTA